TTTACCCAGACCAATAACCGCAGCAGTGATCCCTCCGATAACTCCCCCCACCGCCAGGCCTTTCGGAGTCATTAATTTATCAATCCAGCCGGCACGGTTAGCCAGGGTGATCCCGGAGCCACGAAGCGCACCGAAATTACCTCGCGCCAGCTCACCAATCATGACCCCCAGCTCCCGACGGGCTGCCGCACTTTTCAGTCCCAGCGAATGTGTGGTGTTTCCGGCTTTCTCCATTTTACGGATGTACACCTCCGCGGCACTGCTGCACCCAAGTTGTGCCGCCTTTGCCCGAAGCAGTTCCGTCGTGGTCATTTTCTGGCGACTTGTCTGTTCTTTCAGCTGACGAATAAATGCGGTTTTCTGGCGGGTGGCCGTTTCCTCTTCCTGTGTCAGAACGCGGGTTTTCGCTGTCACCTCAGAAATCAGGGCCAGATAATCCTGCTGAGCAATCCCGCCACTGTTTCTGGCCTGTCGGATCTGCTGCTGAATACGCTGTAACTCCTGCAGCCCCGCACTGGCCTGTTTTACGCTGTCGATCTGACGATAAAATGCGGCAGCCATCTTATCCTGCGCCGCAGCCAGCGCAGCCGCCTGAACCTGCTCCTCCCGCATCTGACGACTCAGGGCCTCCATCCGCAGGCGCGCCCTTTCCACATCTTCCGCCAGCGAAACATGCCCCTGCGCATGCTTCACCACGGCCTGAGTCTGTATCACCGTCGCGCTGGCAGCCTGTTTCTGACTTTCCTCAAACCGTTTCATACGGGCTTCGGCCCGCTCCGCCTCCCTTGCTGTACCATTCAGCAGATTTTTTACACGCGGAAGCTGCTCTTTAAAATCGGCGGTATCAATGCTTAAATCAATGACAAGGTCAGCAATCTGGTCCAAATCTCATTCCTCCCGATATACCTTCCCCCAGATGCATCAGCTCTTCATCCGTGCGTTCAGGGATCACCCTGTCATCCGTAACCAGACTGAAATCATCCGCCGGAATACGTTCACCGGACACCATCTGAACCATCAGCGACTTCAGTGTGGAAATCTGTGCATCCAGCCAGATATCCCCGAAACTCTGCTTCCGGAAGAAATCCCCCCATTCGCCCAGTTCTGACGCTGACATTTCTGATAACATCCGCCGCCAGTCTGCCCGCCGGAACTCACGGGCAAGCTGCATCACAAACTGCATCTCCCGCGTCAGGACTTTTCCGGTGTCAGGGGAACCTGTTCACCGTTCTGAACATCACCGGTGGAGACCGGCATACCACTCAGGGATAAAACCAGACTGCCCCCGTCGCCAAGCGCGTCATAAGACCAGGTGTTTTTTACATCCTCATTCAGCGCATCCACATCCTGTGACGGGTCCGTATTCCACATTGACTGGGAAACCAGCCAGGCATTGATATCCATCCCCATACGCAGAAATTCAATCTGACGATCCGCCACCGGCATGGCATCATCCAGGGCGTCAAACTCAGCTGTCCGTTTCTGGACAAACGCCAGATACTCCACCCGCTGAAGTCCGGATAATTCTGTCAGTACCACAGACTGATTACCGTAGTTAAATGTGTCCTGTTTCAGAAACATGTCCCCTCCGTAAACAAAAAACCCCGGCATACCGGGGTAAAAAACAGACTGCCAGGTTAATCACCATTAACGGTAATACCGGCCACAGCAACCTGCGCACCACCCGCAGTCATCCCCACAATCGAGGTGCTGCCCGCTTTCACACCTTTCACCGTGGCCACCATGCCACTCAGCGTAACCGTGGCGATATCAGGAGATGATGACGCCACGCTCACCGTTTTATCAGAAGCATCTTCCGGTACTGTGCTGAATGTCAGCGTCGTCGTTGCCCCCACTCTGACACTGGCGGAAACCGGCATTACTGTCAGCCCGGTCACCCCCACAATTTCAGTCCCCTCCTCAGCCAGATACGGACGCCCCACACCGCTGATTTTAACCGTACGGGTCATCACATCTTTTGACGTAATGGTTTTACCCAGCGAACTCAGCCAGCCGCGGAACACATCAACGGTACCGTTAGGGTATTTAATGCGGAATGCACGAACTTCACCGGAATCAAACAACTGAATCAGTTTTTTCTGTCCGCTGTCACCCGGACGCCAGGCCAGCGTCGCGGATGTATCACCAACAGATTTTTGCCCCTGAGTTGTCGTTTTCCAGTCAGCATTTTCATCATCGAGATAATCGTCATCTTCCGCATCTGCAGTCATTTCCCCCGGCTGCAGATCCTTCACCATCGCGAGGCGCAGCCAGTCCGTATCTGACAAAGGATTCGCAAATGCGTCGCCCTTGCCGGTATACATCCAGAACGTCGTCCCCGCCCCTTTCATTTTTTCAAGTGGATTCGGTGTCGTCATTTCCCACCCCTTAATTTGTATATGTGATTTGATACGTGATTTCCGCCATCGCCCATGTTGCCATATCGTTATCACGCTGATAGTTAAATCCCCGTGGGATCATGGTATCGATAAGGCCGTAAAGCGCCGGAATATCCTCCAGTGCCGGGTAAATAATGTTGTCCATCCACGTATCCAGATCAGAATCCGGTGCCTGTGCGCGGATAAAGACGGCGACATGCAGAACTGCCAGCCAGTCATCCTCATCCGTCATTTTTCCGGTGTACTGTGCATCACTCAGCCACACCGCCACGGCAGGCAGCTCCTGCGCATCAATAAAGGCAGGAAGGCCGTCAAACAGGACGGTCTTCTCCCCGCACGTCGTTTTCAGGCGCGACAATACGGCCTGACGAATTTGTGTGTGTCGGTTCATCGGGTCAGATATAACCTCAGTTGGTGTTTCAGGGCATACCCCAGCTGTTTCGGCATCTCGTTATCAATGACGCTGACACAGGCATCCTCAAATGCCTGTGTCAGCGCTCCGGCCAGCGGGATTTTCACAACCTCCACAGGTAGACGATTTTTTTTCGGTCTGCCCTGATGGTCGCGCCCTGTTGCGAAACGCGCTTCAGGAAGACGTCTCAGAACATGCCAGCGACCATTCGCCAGTTGCCGGATAAACGCGCCACGGAAAAAATATTTCCCCACCCTCAGCCCGTCACCGGCACGCCGTCGCGTTGTGTTCAGTTTGATGGCGGGAAGGTTGCCACGGTTAATGCGGATCCTGGCATACATTTTTCCGGAAGGGCTGGCACTCAGCATCCTGACGCGCCCCCTGACCAGTTTCAGGGGGATCCCCTTCACCTGGTTATCACCGGCTACGGTATCGCGGGCAACCTGTCGGGTAGCCTGAGAAATGGCTTTCTGTGCCACACGATTTATTGCCCAGGCGCTGGCCTGTGGCACCATACGGGTATCAAGGATGTCCAGATTACGGATGGCGTTTTCAAGACCTTTCATAATATCGCCCCGTACTGATATCACCCCGGGAACTGTCACACCGTTGCAGGCGGATATAACAGCATCCCCCGTCGTCCTGAGTAATGCGATCCACCCGAAAAAGATCCCCACCAACCTCCAGCGTATCCAGACGGCGCAGTCCCGTAATATCTGCTGTTTTCACAAACAAAGACGGTGAAGAATCTTCAAACCGTACTCCTCCGGCAACGAACGAAATTTTTTCAGGATCATCAAAAACACCCCTGAGTGTTTTTCCTTCAAGCTGACCGGACGTAATTACCGCCGTAATCCCCATATGACAAAGAATGACCTCGTCAGCCATGGCGACGGCGGCATCAAACGGATTATCGAAATCTGCCACCTTTCCCCCACATTCAACACATTTTCACGAGGCCACTTTCTGCCATGCTGGCTGCCACCACGGCAGATACACGAAACACTTCTCCCGGACGTACAAATGCCACGGGGTTATCCCGTGTGGCGTGGAGTGCATTGACATGTAACATCACCACAGCTTTGACCATGACCATATCCACAGAATTTCGGTTCTCACTCTCCCCACGTTCGGATCGTGTTTCGTTTTTTTGTTGTGGTTCTTCATCATCCTTATACAGGCCGTCTGAACCATCACTTAATTCTTCTTCCCACTCCGCCAGACGTTGTTCAAGATCAGCTTTAGAGCCTGAAATATCGGCATCGCGCCCGAGTACTGCCGCCAGCTCCTGAAGACGCGCTGTTATTTCTTCTTTTGTCATCACATCTCTCCTGTGCGATAAAGAAAAAGGCGGGAATATCCCGCCTGACCTTATTTCACCTGAACTACCACAAACGCGTCCGGATCCGGCAACACCATCAACGGCGCAGACTGCGTCATGGTATATTCGCACCCCGGGTCCCCCACCTCTAACCAGTGTTTCGGATAACGAATTGCAGAGGTGATCCCTTCACTCAGCGCCTGGTTATCCTGGATTGCGCCATAACAACGGACACCCTCCACCTGAGTGTTTCCAAGAATCAGTGTGCCTTCCGGCAGATAACGCTGCTCATCCCCGTTTTCATCAACATACGTTGTTTTCGCCACCATGATGGCCAGATCACCGTAATAACCTTTAAAAGAAACCACGGAACCCAGATCTTTCAGCGCGGTTTCCAGTTCAGATTTTGAGCCACGGCGGGTATCCAGTTTTTCACGAAACAGCTTAAAACCGTTCAGCATACGCCAGACAGTACCGTCCATAATCGCAATATTGATGGTACCGGAAGCAAAATCGCAGTACGCATCCAGATCATGCGTCGGATCAAAGGTGTCAGCATTCTGTTTTGACCATTCGCGTCCCCCTGCCTGCGTAATGTTATTGGCGGCAGAACGACCAAAATCCACTTCCACCGTCTCAAACTGTTCACCGCTCATGGTGTACTTACCCTGCAGAACAGCGCTGACCGCCTGCATTTCTTCCACCTGCACAATCGCTTGCTCTTCCTGTTTCAGGTTGTCAGTCAGAATACGCAGGCGACGGTAGGCCGGGTCATTAAGACGGGCCGGATCTTCCCCCGGAAGACGCTCCACCGCCTGCTGATAATCCAGCCGGTGTTTTGGTTTAACATAGCCGGGGCGTAACACGCGGGTTTCACCACCACGACTGCGCAGTACCTTACCTGACACAACCGGAGACACATATGCCGCAACCGGTGTTTTTCCGGTGATTTTATCCAGCATCACTTCCTGAGTATGGAAAGTGACCGTACGACGAAAAAACAGCTCCAGAAACAGCGCACGGAATTTCACTTTCTGCTCGGTGTAGCCGAGCAACTGACGCGTGGTAAATAACCCCATAATTGACTTTCCTTTAAAAACACAAACGGGCCGCATCACGACCCGTTTTTTCAGTTAATCACTTCACCATCAGGCGTGGCTGATGGCACTTCCCACAAACGCGTTGGCTTTTTTCACCGCATCCACCGAATCCGGCCAGACCAGCGATTCGGTGGCAAACGTACCGCTTTTGTAGTACGTCAGTGTGGGCTCGGTCCCGGCCAGCGCCAGTACCAGCACCCCCACAGCCGTTCCGGCTTTCTGACCATCCCATGCCACCAGTTTTCCGCTGGCGTCATCCAGCATCAGTGGCGTCAGTGAAGGCGTGGCAACACTGATACCACTGGTACCTGTTGCGGTATATACCGGATCGCTTCCG